ACAACGAGATGTGAACAATAAGGAATTTGATGAAGTGTTTAGCAAAAAATCTTGGGTTGCTTATGATACATTAGTTTGGCCAAGAGGGGCTGGTCAGCAGGTTCGTGGTGTGCTGTTTAAAAATGACCGACCTGGACTAATTGTAATAGATGACCTTGAAGACCCTGTTAAGATTAACAATGAAGAAATTCGCAAAGGTTGGTATGAATGGCTTTATGCTGACGTTGTTAAAGCTTTACCTCGGATAGGTGATATGGCTAAGAATTGTAAAATAGTCTACATTGATACTTTAAAGCATGAAGACTCAGTGTTGCAAAAGTTACTTGACTCGCCTGAGTGGGCATCTGTGCGACTCGAAGCTTGTGATGAAAACTTTCATTCATCAGCACCTAACTTCATGTCTGATGCACAAATAGCTAAGGAATGGCAGCAACACGTAGATGCTGGGCAAACAGATGTTTTCTTTCGTGAGTTGCGCAACTTACCTATTTCGACGAAAGACTCAGCGTTTCGTCAGGAGTATTTTAAATACTACAACCTCCCTCTTGACCATGGAGCTAAAGAAGATGATATTAAATTACTTGATGTCGAGGTTCAGCAGGATAATAACATTGAAACAGTTATTATCCTTGACCCTGCTAAAACTGTGAAAATTCACTCTGCTGAATCAGCAATCGTTGGCATAGGCATTGACCTAACTTCATCTCGAATCTTTATCCGAGATATTATTTCAGAGAAAATGTACCCAGATGAAATTTACGATGCTATGTTTGGCATGGCTCAAATGTTAGATGCAAAAGTACTAGGGATTGAGGAAACTTCACTAAACGAATTTATTAGACAACCTATTAAAAATGAGATGTTTAAACGAGGTAATTTCTATGAATTAGTTTGGCTTAAAGCTCGTGGTGGGATGAAGAAGGAACTCCGCATTAAGGAACTTGTTCCTTACTACCGAGGTGGTTACATCTATCACAATGCTTCTTGTCAGACGATGAAGAAGTTAGAATCGCAATTACTAATGTTTCCTCGTTCTGCTCTTTGGGACATTATGGATGCTGAGGCTTATTTAATTGAAATGCTTGAATTGGGAGAAAGATATTTCAGCCCTAAAGAAAACATCAATGATGTAGAAGCTGAATACAATGAATTAAAATACGATTCTCCTATTGAAGAATGGAGGGCTATATAATGGTTGAGCCAGTTACTTATATCTTAAGTGGAATAGTTATAGCGGTTGTTTCAGGAATTACTGGTAAATATTTAGGAAGTAATGGTAATGTAAAAAATGGTACTTGCATAGAACGACAACATGCTTGTTCATCTATAGTAATAGAGAAAATAGATAACTTGACTAAAACTGTGGATGACCTTAAGAAAGCTGTTAATAATAAAATTCTTGGGATTTAAAAAAGATCGTTTAATAAATAAACTAACTGGAATAAACAATGGCTTTAAGAACAATTAGGATAGGTGGTAATTCAGATATAATCCAGTACGATGATGGAGATTATGATAAGTCTATAGAAGTAGACGACCCTATCAAAGTTAATTCTGCCCCAGTGCATGATGAAGATGTGTTGCGTAAAGTTGACATGCCAGGTATTGGAGAAGGAGTTTCTTCAGATGCTAACATCCCTGACAATGCAGTGGTTCGTGGAGATGGTGGGGCTAAGAAGATTCAAAGTAGCGCTGTTTCAATAGATGATGCAGGTAAAGAAAGCATCCCTGGTGGAACTCATATCGGTGGAGCTGCTAATTACTTAGATATTTCAGATGGTGGTGTCTTAACCTTAGCTGGCACAGCTGAACGAAAACTATCTCTTCGTCCTGGAATAGACTTCACAACTCAGATTGCTCATGCTAAACCTACACAGGTAACAATAGGGATATTTAAAGGATTTTCATTCCCTATCTACGCTGTAGATGATGAAGAGTTATTTCTTAGACAGTGTATTCCAGGTAGATGGAATGGGACATCTGACATTTTATTCTGTGCAGGTCTTTGTTTATCAGCAGCTGAGGACGTTGGAGACTATTTTAAATTCCGTCTCTCATGGGAACATACAGCTGTTGGAGAAGAAGTTCCAATAACCTCTAATGATGTAGATGTAGAACAAGCAGTGCTTATAGGAAGAAGTGCACAATATAGTATGTATAAACTTGACTTTGTCATTGACTATGATATTGATGGAGTAGGTAATGAAATAAAAGATGGTGAATTATTAGCTGGTAGAGTACGTAGACTGGATGCTACTAATCCAGATGTATCTAATGAAATAATACTTTTAAACTGGGCTACTGTTTATAATGTAGATAAAATGTACAAAGCACCATAAGAGGAATAAAATGCCTTACATAATAACTGGAGAACCTTCAACTTGGAAAGATGATATTTATAGCAGGGAAAACTTCGACTATGAATATCCTGACAACCTTGACTTAAAGCCAGATTCTGAGTTTCACAATAAGTTACGTAACAAAATCTGGCAACGAGCTAGGGAATCACGTAATGAGATTTCAAAGCGGTTTGATTCCTGGCGTGAGATAGATAAGACCTTAACAACTTACATCCCACTCAAGGATAAGGAAAATCAGTTGAAGAAAAAGGATTCATCAAAGCCTGTTTCGATTGTCTTCCCTTACTCTTACTCAATGCTTGAGGCGTTGTTAACTTACCTCTCAATGGCTTTTTTCCAAGACCCTATGTTCCAATATGAAGGTGTTGAAGATGATGATACTCAAGGTGCAATGCTAATGGAGTTAGTTATTAAACTCCATTGTATTAAAAACAAAGTACCCCTTGCAGTACACACAGTCTTACGTGACTCATTAAGTTATGGTGTAGGGATTGCAATCCCTGGATGGAAATCTCAGTACGGTCGTAAAGCTGTTAAATCATCTGTGACTACACTATCTGAATTAGGTGAAAGTACACAAAATCAAGTAACAATGGTTGATTCTTTACTATTCGAGGGCAATGACTTAAGCAACATAGATCCTTACATGTGGCTCCCCGATCCATCTGTGTCAAGTAATAATATCCAAGACGGTGAATTTATTGGATGGGTAGATCGTGACAACTACATGAATTTACTAAGCGAGGAAAGTACACCGGATTCAAACTTATTCAATGTAAAGTATTTAAAAACTAAAAAGAACAAAAGGTCAACATTAGCCCTTGACCAAAGTGATAGGCAGAAAAAGCATGGTGGTTCAACTGACATACATAGATCAATGACTGGATCTACAACTCCAGTTGACACTATCAAGATGTACATTAATTTAATCCCTAAGGAATGGGGACTGTCAGCAAATGAATATCCTGAAAAGTGGTACTTTGAACTTGCTTCAGATGACATAATAATAGCTTGTGAAAGAGCTGACCACAATCACGGAATGTATCCTATTGCAGTTGCAAGTCCTGAATTTGATGGGTACTCAATTACACCTATTGGACGTATGGAGGTGTTGTACGGACTTCAACACACGTTAGACTTTTTGTTTAACTCGCATGTATCTAACATACGCAAAGCTATCAACGATATGTTTGTTGTTGACCCTTATTTGATTAACATAGAAGACTTAAAAGATCCAGAACCTGGGAAATTAATCAGGCTGCGCCGCCCTGCCTGGGGACGTGGAGTAGATAAAGTTGTCCAACAGCTCCAAGTAAATGACATAACTCGTCTCAACATGTCAGACTCTGCATACATCACTCAATGGATGGATAGAATATCCGGCGCTGACCAATCAATGCAGGGTGCCTTACGTCAGGGAGGTCCTGAGCGTTTAACTGGTGCGGAATTCCAAGGTACACGAGGTTCTGCAATTTCAAGGTTACAACGAATTGCTATGATAATAGGTATGCAGTTCATGCAGGATGTGGGAACTATGTTTGCTGTGCATACACAACAGTATATGTCTCAGGATAGTTACGTCAAATTAGTTGGAAGTCATGCTAATCAGCTTAAATCTATATTTGGTGGTAAGGAACATGTAAAAGTAACTCCTTATGACTTAGCAGTTAACTATGATTTAATTGTAAGGGATGGCTCAATTCCTGGAGGTAACTTTTCCCAATCATGGATTGAGCTATTTAAAATAATAGGCACAGCACCTGAGTTAGCACAACAGTTTGACACAACAAGAATCTTCATGTATATAGCACAGCAACTCGGGGCTAAGAATGTAGAAGACTTCAAACGCAATGTTAATCAGATTCAGGGACAGGTCATGCCTGATGAACAAGTTTCACGTGAAGTTGAACGTGGAAACCTTGTACCTGCTATGGAGGAATAATGGAAGGGATAAAAATAAGAACAACTAAGGGTGATATAGAAGAGTTTAAAAAATCCATTCTATGGGCTGATATAATTGCTGAGCTTGAGTCATGGAAGGAAGGATTTGAACTTGAGATGAAATCTATAGTTGACGACACAGCTGATAATAACTCTTCTACGGCAGCTGTCTTACTCCACATGGGAGATTTAAATGGAAGGGCTAAAGCTGTTGACTATATGATAAGTATACCTGAAGTATTCTTAAGCATTCTAGAATCAAAAATGGAGGATAAGAAAGATGTCAATAAACGTAAATGAGCCAACTGACCAAGTACTAGTCAGTGAATTACCATCTTATCTCAGATCGCTTGCTGTAGCTATAAATACTATAGAGGAAAATTCTGATAGTATAACTGTTACAAATTTATCCATATCAGCTGGGGATACAGCTTTAGTAATTGGTACTGATTTAAGTACTCAGAAAATAGAAGTAGTTTTAACTTCTGGAATTGGTGCATCTGTTATAGAATATATTAGAGGTGGGACTGAAGGACAGACTAAGATATTTGTCTTCCAAGACAACGATATATCATTTAAAGATGGGATCAAATCAGATGGGAAAATATATCTTAATCAATTACCTGTGTTGACAGATTTTGATGCACAGCAAGATGATGTATTAGCTTTGGTAAACATAGGAGGTGATGGTTCAGCTGAATATGGCTATTGGAAGGAGATTTGGAGACAATTAAGTGTTAAGTAATTAAGATCGTTTTATAAATAAACAAACTTGGAGGTTAGCGAAATGGGAAACGAAGTGATTGATGATAAAGAAAAAGAGGTAAAGGATGACATAGGTGAAATGCTTAAATCCTTTGGTGAAGGTATTGAAGAAGAGCCTAAACTTGAACCAGATCCAATACTAGATCCTGAGCCAGAAATTGATCCTGAACCTGATCCTAAGAAAGATGACCCTGAACCAGAACCAGAACCTAAACCAGTTCCAGACCCAGATCCTGAACCTAAAACTGTTGAAGAGCTTGAGGCGGTAAATGATGAACTTAGGAAAAAGATAAATGAATTATCTGATCCTACTCCTAAGCCTGATCCTAAACCAACACCTGAGCCTGAACCAAAGCCAGAACCTGAGCTTGAGTTTGAAGACCAAGATTTCTTAGGTGAATTAGATCCTGAAGACCTTATCCGTGATCCTAAGGAATTTAACAAGATGCTTAATTCATTATATCAAAAAGCTGTAACCGATACAAGGAAGGTTCTTGGTGAAGGTGTATTACGATCAATTCCTGATATAGTGAAAACTAACATAGCTGTCATGACTAACTTAAAAAATGCAAGTGAGAAATTCTACACAGACAATGAAGACCTTGTACCATTTAAGAAGGTTGTTGCTGCTGTGTTTGAAGAAGTAGCTTCCGAGAATCCAGATAAAAAATATGATGAGGTTCTTAGTGAAGTAGGCAATGAAGTTCGTAAACGTCTTGATTTACAGAAGAAAGCTGTGAAGAAAGATGTTGACGGT